ATCACAGTATCGGGTTGGTCAAACGTAATCTCTATATACTCAACGCTGGAGCGCTTCTCAGTGCCTCTGATATGAATAATCCCTGGCGTAGCTGTGGTTCCTGCCACGACATGAATGATGGTCGCCCCTCGGCCTGCGCCAATCAACCGGACTTGCCGATCCGTGGGAAAGACAATCCCTGTGGTACAGCGATAAGTGCCGCGCGGCATGTAGACAACGCCACCGCTGCTTGGCATATCATCAATGGCGGCTTGGATGGCCGGGGCATCGTTGCCGGTGTCATTGCCTAAAGCTCCATAGGATGCCTCTTTGACATTGAGCGTGAGATCGTTCAAGAAATCAATCTCGGCGTCGGTATCGGCGCGGGTGTATTTCAGAGGCGAGGCTTTCTTCTGGAGGCTCATCTACGCCACACTCCTCAACCCGGTATCGATTTCTTGCTGCACGCTATGCCGGGTAACTACCACGGGCTTATTGCGTTCACGAAGCTCTATCTGTGAGGTGTCATCCCGATTGTAATGCCACAACAGCCGCGTGCCTGGCGGCAGGAGACGAATCGCGTGCCACTCAGCCATCTCCGCCACGTTCGCCGCCGTGTTACGCAGATTCGTCACTTTGTAGGCAATCCCTGCCGGTGCGCTCTCGGTCCAGTCTTTGCCGTCAACTCGATACTCAGGATCGACATACTCTTCCGTGAGCGGGGCGTGGAATGAGTGCGTCATGGTCGTGATGTTATTGCCCCACAGCAAAAGTCCGAGTGAAAAATAGGGCGCATTTTCCTTTGCCGTTTGCGCGGGAATCACGATCCGTCCGTGGGTCTTGCCGCTGTAGGTTTGCGGGAGAAAGAGCTTGTAAAAGCCCGCCCCATCGGTGAGATCCTGGGCAATCGTGCGGGTTGTCAAGGTGCCGGAGCCGGTCACGATGTCAGTGAACGTGGTGCCATCGCTACTCACGGCAATTTGTACCTGAGAGAAGTTGGCATTGAGCAACGCTACCCAGGTGCCGCTTTTCACCCCACTAAAGGCGCAAGTGATCGTCTGTTGTATAGTGCTGGTTGAGCGCCAGGTGCGCACGAGCGGGCGCGTATGGCTCCAGTCAGCCAATCGGGTCGCGTCGTACCCGGCTTGCTCTGAGGTGGCCGTCGGGAGATAGGCAAAGAAGTCGGAAAATTTCATATATTGCAGCCCCCCGGCCATCTTATTTAATCCCCTTAATGGCCGTGCGAATCTTCCCACCCCGCCGCAAGTCGTCAGCGACAGCCTGAATGATCGCTTCTTCCGTTGCGGCGGGTGTGTTACCCCCACTAGCAACCCCTATCGTCAGAGGGACAGTCACCGAGATAGGGCCGGTCGATTGTTGCCCGGCAGGGGTAATTTTGACGTATTCACCGGGATGGGCAAGGAACAATTGCTTGCCGGTCGTGATGCCCTCATAGCCATATTTGGCTGAGGTGATACTGTCAAAGAATCCAGTGAGACTCTCTTCCAGGCGAAAGATTCCGCCATCAATACTGCCAAGAATCCTCACCTGCTCAGCAGAAAGATCAAGCTGTTCTTGCACCCGGCGTTGTTGCTCGGCAAGAATCGCATCCTCAATCTTGCCCAGGTTGATAATCTCCTGCACCGCCTCCAAGCGTAACTGATCGATACGGGCGGAAGTCTCTGCTTCCGCCGCATCAATCGCGGCCTGCTCTTGCAGAGAAAGGGCCTCCGCTTGATCTTTAAAGGCTTGCTGTTGCGCCTCGGCATCTGCCCGTACTTGCTCCGCCCGCAAATCAATTGAGCGCAAGGAGGCTTCCATCTGCGCGCTCGTGCTGGCGATCTCTTGCTGGATGAGTTCAACCCGGTCGCCTTGCGCGGTGGCTTCATCGCGGTTTTGTTCCAGTTCGGCCATGACGTCACGGAACAACGAACCAAATTGCTGTGGGTCAAGGAGCTTCTGCCCGAGGGAGAGTTGATCTTGCAGCACTTGCGATAGCTCTTGGATCAGTTCCGGTCGTCGCTCTTGCGGTGCCGTGGCCAGAGCAGCCCGCAGTTCAGCCGCCCGTCGTTGCGTGAAAGAGAATTTTTCAGGATCAGAAAATGGTGAGGTGCTCAGGACAATCTGATCAATCGTGCTTTGCAGTTGTTTTGCTGCCTGACGAAAGTCCTGCGCGACTTGTAACTCATCACGTAAACCGTCAAGGCGTTCTTGAAACAAGTCTTGGGTGGCCTCTTTTTCGTCCGCGAGTTGCTTAAGACGTGCCTCGGCAGCATCTTGCGCAGCCTCAGCTTCCTTTTTGAGACTCTCGCGCCGTTCATCATAATCTTTCTTAATGTCGCGGATTCTTTTTTCCAGGGCGTCTTGTTCCTCTTGTTCCATCGCCTGGAATAGTTCCACGGTCGCGCGGCGCATCTCACGAATGGCATCGAGGGCTTGATCTAATTCGGCGTCCGTGAAGTCCGTGCGCGTGGAAGCGCCGAGGGCTTGCAATCGTCCGCCTTGCGCGCCAATCCGCGCTCGTGCGCCTTCCGCGCCAGAAATCGCCCCGATCGATTCGAGATCACTCAGGACATTGATGCGCAGATCAAAACGTTCCTGGGTGATGGAGCGCAGCGTCTCCCATAGTTCTTCGAGTTTCTTTTGAATATCCTCAAGGTCGTCTTTGGTCTCATCCTTCCCCGGCCCGCCAAACGCATCCCATAATTTCTCAACTTCCTCACGCGCCACGCCCGCACGTTGGACAATCTTTTCCAATTCGTCCGCGCCTAAGCCATCGCTCAGGTCAATGCCTTCAAACAGTTGCTCTTCAATAAAGGTAGTGAGAAACTGATTGACAGCCAACTGTTCCAATCCGGCCATGATTTGCTCACCGACGAGTTTGCCGATCTCAATGCCGGGTTCATTATTTTGTACGGCATCAATGAAGGCTTCCGTGATGACATCAAAGGTCGCACTTGCCTTGACCACTGACTCCTGAAACTTCTCAATATCGAAAATGCCCTCTTCGCTAAAAGATTGCAGCGCAATCTTGGCTACATTGACCGCGGCGGGAATATCCTGCGAGAAGATTTCCACCGCGCCCATGATCGTATCTTTGTAGAACTCCACACCGATCACTTCGTCAGCAAATAAGTCGTTGAGTTTCTCCGTGAGGGATTCAAAGGTAATGCCTGCTTTCTGGATAATTTCCTGCATCGCATCGTCAATTACTTCGGGGTCCAGACCGAGGTTATCGAGCAACATATTGCCGAACGTGGTCCCGGCTTGCTCTACGGATTTGCCAATCTTCTGCGCTTGATCGCCGGTAATAAAAGTGCCGAGCGCTTGCAGTTGCTTACTCAGTTCTGGCCCGGCTTTGTCGGTCAGGATTTGTTTACTTGCCGCAAGAAAATCGCCGCCAAACATTTTGTTTGCGAGTTTTTTGCTCTCTTCAAAAAAGTATTCATTCGTGTCGAGTTCTGAGGCAAAACTGACTTCGATGTCTTTGAGGAATGATTTGACTTCCTTGCGGATCTGAGTGCCCTTACTCGGCGTGCTTTGAAAAAGAGACCCAATAAAGGAACCAAACAATGAACCCGCCGCGGCTCCTAATGCTGAGCCAATCGCCATTCCCGCAGGGCCAAAGGGAGCGCCAAGAATTGCGCCGCCGATGCCCCCTGCCACGCCTCCGATGGTGCCGCCTAAATTTGCCGATCCCCCTGAAAGGCCAAATGCCCCCGCCAGCCCCTTCCCCATCGACATGCCTGCGGCTCCTGCCGCGGCTGCACCAAAGATCGACCCGAAGGACATTCCAGAGGACGCCGCAATCATCGGCGCATTACCCGCCTCGAACACACCGGGCGCCGCTTGCTCCCATGTCACGCCGGCGGCATCGGCGGCACTACTGCCAAACATGGAGCCGAAATCGAGACCAACCGATTGCCCTAACGAGCTGACACTACTCGAAAGCGAATCAATAAACGTAGAGCCAAGATTGAACCCCTGCTGCCCAAAGATACCCGCCGCATCACCCCCTAAGAGTTGGTTAAAATTGCCGAGGATCTCTTTCTCATTCTGCCCTTTGCCAAAGAGCACGCCTTCTACTAAGCGCACGCCCATCGTTTGACCAAGATCCTTAAACAGGTTCCCGATGGATTGTGTGCCAGAGAGAATCCCTTGCGTGAAGGTTTTCAAGTCCTCGGTGGAGAGGGCGGCATCATCCAGAGATTCTTTGTAGCGGTCCACCGATTCTGCCGCTTCAAGATTGGCCAGGCGGGCTTTCCGTAGCTGCTCAATCCAGGCCGCTTCCGCCTCGGTGAGTGTGTCCTCAGAGGCGGCAGTCAATTCAGTAATGTACTGCCGCTCAATGCGGGCGCGGGCAATCTCGCCTTCGATGCGCGCCACTTCTTCCTTGGGGGCAAGGCTCGCGTTAATGAGTCGCCCTTCTTCCTGGATCGCCTGTAACTCTTGATCGAGTTGCGCAAGACTCTTGGCGTTGGCTTCTTCTTCTTTCTGATCCTCTTGTCGCTTCTTTTCGTTTAATTGATTGATAAGCGCATTCGCTTTCTGTACGTCTGCGAGCCGCTCTTTCTCAGCCTGCGCCGCTTTCCGATCCGCTTCAGCTTTGGCGTGCGTCGCTTTCGTTGCTGCGTCCTTTTTCTGCTTCTCTTGTTCGAGCGCTAACACCAATCGATAGGTCTCATCAGCGAGGGCTTTATCACCTGTTGCTGCCAGTGTTGCCGCCCGATGATATTCCGCGAGTTTCTCACCAGAGAGATTGAGCGTGTCGCCTTGCTCTTTCAGTCGCTCATTATGTTTGCGGATCTCTTCTGCGGCCTTTATCTGCGCAGGTGTGTATTGTGATTTGACCACTTCTGCGGTGGTACTGAGGGCGGCATCGGCTTTCTTGGTCGCCGCTTCCAGTTCCGCAATCTGCGCAATCAGGGTATCAATGTTTTGCTGCAGCTCTGGCCCCCGTAGTACGCCGGTAAAGAACCCGCCGATGCCGCCGCCTTGAATCTTCGCCTGATCGGCTTGCAGCTCGGCCAGTTGTTGTTTAAGCCGGGCGAGTTTCTCGGCTTGGGTGTCCAGGTTCAAGGCCTGTGAGATCCGACTCGTGAGTGCAAGGATATTCTCGGCAATCGTTTGCGTGATGCCGAATTTCTGGTTCATCGCATCAATTGCCTGACCAATCGTCACGGCGGCCGCGGCTGAGGCCCGCCCCACTGTCTGTGGGATCTCGGCAAACTTCTTCCCCACCTCATCACTGCGACGTAGGATTGCGTCTAAAACCTCATTGACTTCGAGTTTTCCCGCGCGCGCGAGATTCAACGTCTCCTTGGTGGATTTCCCGAGGCCCTCGGCAATCAATTCGACAATCGCCGGGGCGCGGGTCAGAATCACGTTGAGTTCGTCTGCTTGGAATTTGCCTTGCGCAAACACCTGCCCGAGTTGCAACAAGGCCCCGGCCATATTGTCTGCGCTAATCTTGCTGACCGCCCCCACCTTTTGCAGGGTATCGGCAATCTGCAACAGATCCGCATTGCTCTTGCCCAAACCTTGCGCGGCAAACGAGAGCTGCGTGAAAAATTCGACGTTGGCCTGCAACGGAATGCCTAAGGCTTTGGCCGAGCTTTGGAGCCGCTCAAAGATCGTGGCCCCTTGTCCGGCAGCCGTTGAGAGGTTCTCAATGCGAGCGCGTAAACTCTGCACGTCATCGGCAATCTCGATAAATTTCGTCACTCCTTGAAAACTGACAAAGGACGCCGCCGCAGCTGCGAGATTCGTCTTGAGTGAGGAAAAACTGCTGCCACTCGCCCGCGCTTCCGTGTTCAGATTGCGCATCGCCGCCGCGTTCTTCTCGAATTCCGCCCGCGTGGCCGCCAATTGTTGCGCAAGTTGACGGCTTCCCGTACGGGCGAAAATATCCGCCTCCGCCATCTGTCGCGTTGCCTGGGCGTGCGAAATGGTACCAGTGATCACTTGCCGTTGAATGGTAATTTTCTGCTGTATGGCGGAGATTTCTTGCAGGGAGGCCACACGGGCTTGGGCTTGCGCTTCGCGTTGGCGATTGAGGGAAGCGCGCACTTCTTCCATTGAGCGCACCGAGCGAGCGGCCGCATCAGCCATGCTCTGAAAGGCTTGATTGACTTGTTGACTGCCCTGCTTCGCACCGGTTGCGTCGATCGATATTTTTATGGAGGCTATGGCAATATCCTTAAGTTGAATTATACACAAACTATGTGTATGATAAGTCTATGAGAACTCCTCTCAAGCGCATTCAAATTTGCATTGCCGTTCAACAACAAACCAACTTACGAGACTTACAAAAAGCAACAGGCATGAGCGTGTCTGAGCATATTCGTCGCGCCATTGACCAATATCTTGCCAAACAAAGGAAGAACAAATAGTGATAACTCCACCACTGGAAAAAACCTGCCGTATGTGCGGGACAACAAAACCGACGGAAGCCTTTGTTCCCAACGGCAGAGCAAAGGATGGATACTCTTCATATTGTCGAGCTTGTCGAATTCCGCTTCTCGTTGCCAGTTTTGACAGGCTCCGAGCAGAGAAAAAGGAAGTTCGTCGCCAGAATTTGTTGACTGGCACTAAGCAATGCTTCAAATGCAAGATCGTAAAAAAGCTAGAAGCATTTTCTCGTAGCAATAAAACCGAAGATGGACGGCGGGCACGCTGCAAAGAGTGCACTAGTAGTGATCCACGTAAAAAAGAATTTGATCGTCTGGTATGGGCAAGAAAAATAGAAGCAAGAAAAGCGGCCTTTGTCTTCCAAGCAGAGAAACCGTGCATTCGCTGCCACATACAAAAATGCCTCAAGGAATTTCCTAAGGACCCGAGAACATTTGACGGATATAAGTCCGTATGTCTCATGTGCTATTGGTCCTCTCGCGGACGTGAATCCCTTGGAGAGAAAGGCAGAGCAGCGGCTAAACAGAAAGCTGCTGTCATACTCACTGCTGGAGAAAAATCTTGTGTTCGTTGTAACCAAATCAAGCCTTTGACTGCCTTTTGGCAAAAGTCGGCAAACTGGAATAAAACCCACCCTTTCTGCAAAGACTGTGCTGATAGGCCTGCTATTCGGGAAAGTTTTAAGAAACAGCGAATGCAAAATCCATCGAAATACGCAGACATCCATCTAAGGAGAAAATACGGTATCTCTCTTGAAGAGTACGAGGCTCTGCTTGCTTCACAAGACGGCGTGTGTGCAATCTGCAAAAAGGAAAACACACAACGTGACTGGAGATTAGATCGCCCGCGCCGAATGCATGTTGACCATTGCCACCAAAGCGGGAAGGTTCGCGGTCTGTTATGTGTACGATGTAACAATGGCATAGGATTTTTCCGTGACCATCCTGCGTTGCTTACTGCCGCCATTGCCTATCTTTCTCGCTCGGTATAGGGGCTTTCTTCTCGTGCTCTTTACTCCGATGATAGTCGATATAGGCGATGTCGAGGGCTTCCAGTCTGACAAACAGCCATTCGCGTTGCTCGGGGTCTACAAGCCCACTCAACCGGCAATGCGCCTCGAACTCGGTCAAGGGAATCGCGCCAATCCCGAACCCGACCGGGCGCCGCCGCGAGAGCCGCCAGAAACTTTCCCACACCGAAGTCAGATGCGGCAGTAAGAACGGACGATTGAAATAGACCGCTAAGTCGGGATCTTGTTCCGCTGAGGTCCCGGACGGATCGAGGGCGAGGTGCTCGCGCACCCTTAATGCAAAGACGTCTCCCCATCCTGGCGACCCGTCTGAGCCTCCCCCGCTCCATTCAAGCTCGAAGCGGAGGAGTTCAACAAATTTTTAGTGTCAGCCTCTTCATCGGCCTTCTTGTAGTAGGCCAGGTCGCCCGCCACATCGACCGCTCGCTTGCGAAACTCCGGCTCATGTTCCAACGCCTCAAGTACGCCTTCTTTGGAGAAATCCACGCGATTGCCCTGCTCATCATGGACGCCGATCCAATCCGTGATCGCGGCCTGCAACGCCTGGTTCTCCATTTTCTCCCGCAGGTCCCAGGGGATAAACTTCATGGAGCGGATGACCATTTGATACTTCTGCACTGCTTTGTCGTAGGCGTCCTTGTAGCGTTTGGATTCCGTCGAGCAGATGCGAAAGGCGGGACCGTCCTGCGGATCTTCTAAGATGAGTTGACCGTCAAACTTCTCATCGTCCAGGCTGACCCACACGCCTTCATCTGAGTGACGAAAGCCAGTGCGGCTGATTTTGAATTTCATCTGTCCCTCCCGTCTGTTTAGGATTTCTTGCGCCGTCGTTTCTTGGCCGGTGTCTTCTCTGCTTCCTCCCCGTCCTCGTCCTCCTCCTCGTCTGCGGGTTTGGGGCCTTCGTAATGATCGAGGAAGAACCCCACCTCTTGCACCCAGCGGGAGCTTTCCCGCGCGGTATAATTGCCGGTTGGCGCGGCGGGCAGCGTCGGCAGCCCTAACTCCGAGTGCCGCTCTTGCAAGTCCTCGCACGCTGGCACCCAGTCCGCCACATTCTCTATGTAGTAGGCCCAAAACTCGGCCTCGCCATATTTCTCACTGTCGGTGAACGCGGCAATCTGTTCGGGAATCTCGCCTTCAGTTTCAGACGAAATACCGGCGTAATAGGCCCGCCCATCCTCGGCCATGATGCCGATGCTCTCGGGTTGCGGGTCCTCATCAATCGTCATTTTCACGTCGATAAAGTAACGCATGGTCTGCCTCTTCACTGTGAGTTATATGCCTTCAGGATATCATGTCCACTTGTGCCATTATTGAGGGAGTCAAACTATAGCCGGTAAATCGTACCGCCGTGGCCGTGAGATCCTGCGCCACTGGAGTATTTTGCCCTTGCTCCTTGGGCGTACCCGCGAGGTAGACCTTCGGAAAGCTAAAGATGACATGCTTCCCCGCCCCATCCGAGAAGGGCAGCCAGAGCGATGTTGGCGTGCGGTTCACGACTTTGTTGACAAAGGTCAGGTCAGAAAAATAGAGATTGAGCGCCAGAGAAATGTCAAAGGTGCCATCGATCAGGCCTGCCGCTGCTGGATTGGCAATGGCCCGCAGCTCCGTCACATTGGGGTTGATGTTCAATGTCACTTGCCGTGCAAGCGTGGTAATCGCTGCCCCGCCCTCAAAGAAGGTGACGACGTTCGACGTGCAGTTCATCGTTTGCGTGGTGCCTGCGGGGGTGACTGTCTCGCCCGCAAAGGCAGAGGTGGCGCTGTTGACGTTCTTGCCTAAGAAGTTGACCGTCCCCGTCACCACGTTTCCTGCCGTGGCATCCATCGACAGTCCCGTCGGACGAAAGCCCACGCCTTGCAGATACACGTTCGTCAAGTCGGTAAAATGTTGCTCGAAGCTAAAGGCGTTTTGGTTGGCGGTTCCTGTCCTGACCATCTTGGCGGTGATGGTGATCGGTTCACCCGCCGCGTCATCGACCAGGGTCTTGGTTGCCGGGACAATGTTCAAATCCAGCGCCGTCACATCGGCATCGGCATCGGCAATCTTCATGATCCCATTATTCGCGGTCGTGCCGGTAAAGCCACTGACTTTGACCCACATGCCGGGTTTGTAGCCTTCCGTGACAAAACTCCCGGCCGTGCGGTGGATAGTGTTTGTAGAGGCAACGGCGGAGATCGTGGTCTGCGCGATGGTGTCGGCGGAGTAGAGCGTCCCGCCAAGAATTGCCACGAAGAAATCATCGAGCGCCCCGGCTTGCAGTTCCCAGTTGTAGTCAAACGCCGCGCTGTAGCCGGTCTCGATTTGATCGGGCACTGTGCGCGAGGCGTCGGCTTCTTGCGAGGTGACCGTCTGCGAGTTGCGTTGCAGCCCTCCGCCACCAGGGACGCGCCGCACGGTGGTCATGATGGGCGTTGGTGGGGTAATTCCGTAGGAAATCTCCTGGCAATAACGAAGCGATACTCTACTCGAACTAGCCTGAGGCATACAACACTCCTTGTTAGCTCAGGCCTACGTAGAGGCACCGCGTGTGGACGGTTAGGGGTTAATGTCTTAGACCTCGATGACTTCCTTTTTCTTCCCGAGTGGGCACGTATTGCGGGGACACAGGAATTTCCCACAAATCCGGCCCGCGCTATTAGGATGCGCCAGGACTCGTCCACAGCTCGGGCATTTTAATACTTCGCCAATTTTCACGAGGACCCGCATTATTTGCCCCTGCCTACACTTTCTGTTATAATTGTACTCGCGGCTAGGAACGGATTAGCTACCCGAACCGAAACCTCTGTTTCCTCACAGAGTTGCCGTGCAATCCAAAGAGAGGACACTAGAGGAGGTGACTTGTGCCAGCTTTTATTGATCTTTCTAGACAAACCTTTGGACGGTTGACTGCGCATATGTACGTCGGTAAACGTCAGTGGCAATGTCACTGCGAGTGCGGAAATACGCTGATTGTCCGGGCTGACCACTTGAAAGACGGCGCAACTTTGTCTTGCGGATGTCTTCGTACCGCAGAAGACTTGACCGGGCGTAGATTTGGTGCCTGGTTGGTGATCTCGCGAGAAACAAATAATTTGTTTGGAACTCCGATGTATCAATGCCGTTGCGATTGCGGATCCCTGAAGATCCATCAAACCAGCAACTTGCTTTCTGGTTCTACGAAATCGTGTGGCTGTCTTTCTTACGGGACCGATTATGTTGGTCAACACTACGGACGATTGACCGTTTTGATGAAACTCAAAACTTCCCACGGGCAACCAGTAATCCTTGTCTGTTCGTGTACTTGTGGGAATCACACCCGCGTACTTGCGACCAACGTTGTAAACGGACGAACACAATCTTGCGGTTGCTTGAACAAGGAGAAGGCGCGCGGTCAACGTTTTACTCAAACACATGGCTTGTCCCGTAGCCGCGTCTACAGCATTTGGGCAGGTATGCGACAACGGTGCTATAATCCCAATGCTAGTAACTACAGCTTGTACGGCGGCAGCGGAGTGATCGTTTGTCGGGCGTGGAAATCTTCGTTCGAGAGGTTCTACAAAGACGTAGGCGATCCGCCCAGTCCGAAACATTCCCTGGATCGTTTTCCAGACCCCACAGGGCCATATGCTCCGCACAATGTTCGATGGGCTACAGCCAAACAACAAGCGAATAATCGGCGTATTACCCAATATCTCACATTTGCTAATCAAAGATTGACTATTCCAGAATGGGCAGATTTGACGCAGATACCCGTTCAGCGTCTTCGTAGCCGCTTGTCGTATGGCTGGCCTATCGAACGTGCCTTGACGGAACCTGTAAAACATAAGAACCCGACTATTTAAATTCATCCCTGTAAAAAGGAATTGTTACGTTTTTTTGTCTCCAACCCTGTATAACCTGCTCAGGAGAGAGACTGGGTTGTTCAAAAGAAATGGTCTCGGTTCCTGAAAGAACATCTTGACTATTGGCATTGATGAATCGCGCCTCAATCTGATCTGCGAGTTGCGCAATGGTCGTCTGACCATTGTTTTCTTTATCGAACACTTGCACCGAGACCACGCCAACATGCCTTCGTTGCGCTGGCATCCCGATGGTCAACTCTTGCCCTTCGCCGTTCAGCACATGCACGGCAATGTATGCTGATGCTGGCTCGCTGAAGGGCGTGCCTGGCCAGCGGATTCTTGTGGCCGTCCAGCCGTCAAACTTGGCGCGAATCGCCGTCTGTTCATTTTCCCAGCCCATCTCATTCCCTCAGATTCGCTTCGGCTATCGCTTCGAGCTGGGCATCGATCTCGGCTGCGACTTCTGCGATGGTTAGTTCGACAAATTGAGCCGGAGCCTGCTTAGATGACCCCATGTTCAATCGCTCTATGTACGGGAGCAAGTTACTGATCCAAATCTCCCTAAATGGATTCTCCTCCGTCACTTGCTCCAAATTGCGTTGCTCCATGCGGGCAAGTGCTGCCCCACCCTCTGCGCCAAATTGGCCTTCTGGTAACTCATACGTGCCCGGCGTGTCCACACTAATTCCCCAACTACCACGTGCGCGACCAGTATCGACAGGCGTTTTCTCGATGAGGCCATTGTGAACCTTGAGCGTCGTTAATCGCGCTCCTTGCTGCACGGTGATATTGAGCGCCCGACTCAACTCCTTCAGGTCTGCGGTGAATTCGAGGACCGTCCCTTCCGCCATTACGGTCTCCTCACTTGCAGTGAATAGGTCGCCGTCGCGGGGTCCGTACTCACTCGCTTAATCGTCCATAGATCGTTATTGCCGAAATCGAGCAGGTCATCCTCAATGGGCACGAGGCCATTGAGGTCTAGCATCGGGACAAGATAGAGCCGATCCTGCGCCAGCACGTTCACGTTATCAATCTTCTCGTGGCTGTAGGTCTCACGTAGTGCGCGAAACGAGACTGCCGCCGCATAGCCCCCGGTCCCCTGGCCCTGGGCATCGTAGGCGAGTTTACAGAGTGTGCAGGCTTCAGGAATGGTACCCGCAATGCGAAAGGCCGTGATCGCGCCGCGTTGAAAGATGCCAGGATTCAAAGCCACTGTGTACCCTCCTTCGGGGTATAGTGTCACCATGCATTATAGGACACGCGCACCGTGGCCGGGCCACTCAACAGAATCGCGCAGAGCTGCCCGCGCCAGTGTTCTTCGGCTACGGGATAAATGTAGGTCTCGCCGGGATACGCGCAGTAGCCCGCTGCATCAGGATTGGTGAGGCCAGTGGCGCAACTTGCCGTGCGGTCCACATAATTGAAACAGACCGGCACCGCGGCATTGGCCTGCGTCCGTACCCGGATGGCGGTCCGAATCGCATCGGGGCCGACCCGCACCCCTGCGGACGTTGAGGTGACATCAACAAATCCGCCTGTGGCCCCGCTATCCACGTCCACTACGTCACCAGCAGCGACCAGCGGCAAGAACAATAAGAGAGCAAACAATGCAATAGTTTTCACGTGTACCCTTCTTGTGGTCATGCGCGCATCAGTTTCATCATGCCCATGCCGCCACTACTGACACTGGAGCTAATCGAGCCATAGGGTTCAACCATCGTCAGAACACTATTCGGTAACACCTGTTGGGTACTGTTCTCGTCTTTCGTGAGCGACAACGAACCGACGGTAATTTGTTTGTATTCCAACATGTCGGGATCTGCGGTCCGATCTTCCACTGCTAACTGCCGCGCCAACTCTGCGGTCGCGTTCTTGAGCCACACCGGAATAATCGTCGGGTCGATATAATAGGGCGGATCGATTTCCGGCACGCCCGTGCGCGGCCAGCGGAGCGCTTGCTCCCGTGTGGTCTTGGTCCCAAGCCATGCGACTTCTTCATCCAGCACCCGCGTCGCGTGGACCAGCGCCACATCTTTCTGCTCGTCCGGCAGATTGTTCCACGTCTCGGGCCAGAGATGCGCGGCGTGATACGCATCTCCCTCTGCACGAGTGGCGTAGGAATTGCTCGTCGCTCCGCCCGGTGTAGCATCGAGTACAACAGCCATACATCACATTATGTTAGCGACCGTAACAGATCCACTGGACATTTTTACTGAACGTGGTCGCCGCAATCGGCGTGGTGTCGCTCGCGCTCGTCGCTTTCCAGGTCTTGATCGTAATCTTGCCCGGATTGGCGATTTGATCGGGAATATCCACCGTGACGTTCGAGACCGCAAGAATCGGGTCACTTTGCAGTGTGGCGGTGGCATACGTCACTTCGCGCAGTCCCGTGGTGACCGAATCACTCGCTGCCACGGTCGTATGCCGCCCGCTGGCCATCGCGCCAATATCACTGGTTTTGAGTACAAAGCTCATGATTTGCTCTCCTTAGGCCCCTCCGTCGGGGGCTCGCTATTTCTTCGCGGGCGCCGCTGCCGGTTCTTTCTCGCCAGGACTCTTGTCAGGAGCCGCCGCACTCGACGGTGCCTTCGGTGGCGCTGCAGCTTCTTGTGGCCTCCCTTGGGCCATGGGCTTGTCCTTGTCTTCCCACAAGGTATGTTCCTCGGGGTTGTAATCCGCCTGATTGAGAATCAGTTTCTCGTCTGGATTATCCGGGTTGACAATTTCTACTGTTGGTACTGCTTCGGACATTGTTATTCTCCTCAAGTTTCTGAACGAACGGCGAGATTGGGATCGAGCGTCTTGACGCCGTAGAGCACGTCGAGCGCCATGAAGAGTTTCGAGTTGTTGCCATCGTAGAAGCGCCGGGCTCGGACCGAGAGACCAGTCACGGGATCACTTGCGGTGAAGGCTTCGGCGCCGGGGAGATCCATCGGCAATTGCGCCATCGCTAAAGCAAAGGCGTTGCGATGGAACATGAGGCTCACGTTGTGCGCGGCATCATTGGCGGCGGTTGTGAGCGTAATCACCGAGCTGTTGGCGTAGGCTTGCACGGTCGGCGGGGTAAAACTGAGCGTACCAGCACCGCCACTCAAGGTCACGTCTGCCGTCACGGCGTATTTCTGCGTGTTCCCGGCAATGCTGAAGCTATCCCCCGCTTTGATCGTTTCTGATCCAGTAAAGCCACTCACCACGACCGAGGTGGCACCTTTGGCGAGACCTGCCGCGACGTTGACCGCGCCCGCTTTATCGCCGGCCGCTTGCGAGGCCGTGCCTGGGGTGTAGGACAACACGTTCTGATTAGCGAAGATTTCCACCCCATAGCGCATGCCGAGCGAGCCCCGCAGTAATGCTCCTTCGGTGGCGGTAGGCGCAGTCCCGACGAGCACGGTGGAGGCATTGAGAAAGCCCGCTTCCAAGGTGCTGTCGATCATGTAGTGCCACATACCATCCATCGGCACCTGATTGTCGAACATCACTTTGCGCGCCGCCGTAATCACAGTGTGATCCGTGGCCGAGCCATAGTCAGACACCCAGGGGATATCCCGAGAGAGCGCGACGAGAGATTGGTCGATGGTATCGGCAGTCGCATACGAGGCGGGGTCAATATGCTCGGCAATAATCCGCTCGTTCGTGAAGGCCCGCTCCTTATCCGTCAACTCAAACTTCACCTCTTTCCACTGATTCAGGACAATGTTCACAACTTGTGTATCGAGGTTCTGCGAGCTCGATGGGGCATCTAAGGCCACGAACGTCGAGGGTTTGCGAATCGTGATCGTCTCGCCCATGCCAAAGCTGTTGCGTTCGGCCTCGAAACCGCGATGTACGCGGGAAGCCATGCCGAGATTTTTTCGTAAATGGATTAAGAATTCTTGCGCGTAGAAGATGGGAGAATACGCGCCGAGGGTGTTGGCCATTGTGTCCTCTGTCGTGCTCCCTTCAGAAGAGAGCCGGTGTTCTGGTCCACCTGCCCGACAGGAGGACAACATTCTGTTGTCATGCAGCCGCCCAACAGCTGCGCGGAAGAAAAGGTCCGCGCCCTACACGTCCAACGCGCCGGGAGCGGGAAAGTGACGGGGGAGGTTATTCCGTCACTTGCACTTGATTCATGGGAATGCCGCGTTTGGCGGCTTCCTCTTTCACTGCCTGATACTTATTCACATCGCGCAGGTCATTGCGAGAGATACTCAGCACACCCTGGCCCCGCCCGGTGTTGCCATGACTCCCGTTCCCATTGCTGCTTTTCAGTAACAACGGGTTGGTTGAGATCAATTCTTGCAAATACTCATTCATCGTCGCCGGGTTGCGCCCGTCTTTGCCGTAGCGCACCGAGCCGTTGTCTTTCCATACCGCTTTGCCTTCCTCATCCAACGCCCATACCTTCTCCGCCGCCAACTCAAGGAAGGGAATCATGCCCGCCTCAATGCCAAGCTCTGTCGCGTTCTTCCGCAAGTCACTGGTGATGAGCGTCATCTGCAATTTCTGCTCAAGGGCCTTGATCCGCTCCTTGTCTGCATCCCACGAACTCGTCATCTTGCTGACTTGCGCCTCGTGATCGCGTTTCATCGATTCCGTGCGCTTGGTAAACAGTTCTTCGAACTTGCCTTCGTCCATCAAGGATTTATTCTCAAGTTCTTCGAGTTTCTTGAGCGCGTCACGGGCTTTCTGCGGGTCGAGATCCCCGAGGGAGGCCTTCAGCGCCTTGAGCTCTTCTTGTGAGGCTTTATGCTGCTTGAGGAGCCGCTCGTTATTGGCTTTCAAGCCCGTCGTCTCTTCAAACTCGAATTCGTCAAGAGTCCAACTCTTGCCGTCTTCGGCTTGCGTGTACTTGTCACGATAGGCTTCGGGTACATCGTCCAACGAGGTGACCCGAGTCTTGAGCTTCATGCTGCGCCCCCACAAAAAAGAATCTGCTGATTATAAAAAACCAAAATGAAAAAAAGTCAAGCAACCCCTATTTGCGACGGCGGGCGAGCGCGAAGCCGATGGCCAGAGCTTGCTTCCGACTCCGCACTTTTGGCCCGCGTTTGGAGCCGCTGTGGAGTTTTCCGGCGTGGAACTCGCGCATGACCGCGGCGACCTTCTTTTGGGTCTTGGTCTTTTTTTTCATGGCTGGCCCCCGAATTGCGCCCGCAGTTGTTTTAACGTGAGCGGATTGCCACGAAAGTCGAGCAGCGTAGAAAGATCGCGCACCAGTCCGCGTCTGAAGAGTTCCGCTTTTCCCTTGCCGAGTTGCTTGTTCTGAAAATCGACTCCCTTGCGTTCCAGGAAGCGTTCAAACGGTTCATCGATGCTGATTTGTCCATCCATGCTTGCCTGAGTCCTTCGCCGGGCACTTGCGATGCGTTCCTCACTCCAGCCCATTCCCCGGAGCTTCTCTCGAAACAGTTGATCTACTGTCTTATCATCTGCTTGTGGTAGCGTTCTTCCGGCAATCTCACCGAAGGCTTTCAGCTCGGGGAGCAATTGGCTCCGCTCATTCCAATGACGGGGGAACGGAAGCATCGGCAATTGATGGCCTATCGGGGTGCCATCAAGCAACCAGCGCTTCCCCGAATAGGCTAAACAGATAATTGTTGTGCGTGAGTCCATGACCGAAAGCTGACGGTATCCCTTCACAAGATCGCCATTCGCTTGTATTGTCTCCATCCGTGCAGCCGTAGAAACCGCACTAATACTTGACCTCACTAATGCTTCCGCTTGCGCTCGGGAAAGGGATAACAGCCCATCCGAGTAATTAAGGGCGGCTGATCCACGTATCGTTCTGGCAATTTCTGCCGTAGGTGTCCCCCGCAACAATCCTTGTTTCACTTCGGTAGCGAACCTCTGTTGTAAATCCTTCGCCTGACGTGACCACCATGCGGCGCTCGGCGAACCATCGATCACCGCGTTGCCCGCAATCGCCTTCACTTGCTGTGAGGTCCATTGCACGGAAGCCAAATTCAAATAGATACCAACCGGCTCAGAGATCGCCCCATTGAGCGCACGCACGGTCCACGAGCCTTCTAACGCCGCAACCTCTTCCATCTTCGCCTGTTGAGTATCACGAATTGTTCTATAGTGGGTGCGGATAATCTGCTGCGCTTGCGTGAGCAACCGCTGATACCGATCTTTGCGAAAGGCGGTCACATGTGCGCGCTCCAAGAGCGTGATGAGATCATTCTCTAATTTGCGTAATTGCCGGAGCACTTCCTGCTCTTCGTGAGCGGAGAGCCGCGCCAAAGTCACACTATGTGACAGCGTGCGGTCGGCAAGTTCCGCATTGGCCGTCGCCACTACGCCCGCCCTCCCGGCGTCATGAATTTCATCAGATCCCCCAACGACACCTCGGGCTTGTTCCCATGCAGTTTCGATTCATAAAAAATGAGCGTGCCCATCATCTCAGCAAAGTGCAGGCATTCGTCGCGGGGATATTTGCGTTTGCGCAAGGACTGAAACGCGGTATGAAAGATGAAGGCCCAGTGCTCCAGATAGGCTTCCAGCTCGGTTTGGTCTTGTGGCGTCATTAGGCTGCCTCCTGTGTATCTGTCGCCTCCTCTTCCTCGTCAAGATTCTCTCCTGGTCCTTGTGGCATCGGCGGCGGCTCTGCGTCAATTAAGGCTTTCTCCTGATCAATCGTGCGGCCTTCTGGCAACAACCCGCCGCGTTGCACGTTGTACAGGTACGTGTCGCGTGAGATCCCTTGCGCTTGCCACGCTTGCACCAGGGACACAAGATCCTGTGGGCTCATGCGGGCCTCGATGAAATCTTGGTTCATTGCACACACAATGTTCGGGTCTTCGAGATCATCCGTCATTCTTCCCCACCACGCCATCATGCGTAGTGCTTTGGTCATCGCTTGCCCGGTCGTGCTGGTAATCGTGGACAAGAGCGAGACTTTGCCGGATTGATTGATGCGCGCCGTCTCAGCCGCCTCCACGCCTTCCTTGGGTTCCTCGATGACCGAGGCTCCGAGCCGCGCCATGCGAGCTTCATCGTCAATCAGGGCTTGGCGAATGTCGGCAATGCCAGCGCCGCTATATTCGAGGTACCCAGTCGTTGCGCCCATCGGCAGCGTCCAGGCGTAGCGGCTGCCAATGCGAAACTTGTCCTCCGTCTGTGAGAGCCCGGCAATCCAGGGCTGCGGCTTACTGGTGAACTTGATCGCGTCGTAATAGTCCGCCGTCACTTTGTAGTGCCCGAGATTCGCGGAGACAAGATCGGTGAGCGGGGGCTTGGTGCAATCGACACCGCCATCAAACACGAAGGGGATAAAGCGGAGCCGCTCGCCGTTGCGGTTCGGTGGTTCTTCTTCAGTCGGCAGCCATTCGTTGCTAGTACCGACTTGCCGAAAGATGCGGAGCCGACAGAAGCCCGATTCATCAAGGTCAAGGACGTGATACACGTCTTTCTTCTCCACTTCGAACTCATCTTCTCCCCGCTCAAATTCCACTTCTTTGAGCACGACCATCGTTGGCACCCGTTTGCCATCCACCACATCTTCCCGCCAGTACGTAATATTCTCGGCGCTATACTCCGCGAGATAGGGGCGGCTGCCGCCCTCGCGCATGTCGATGCGAATGCCATAGCGCCCGGTCTGTAACTTGTCCTCTACGTCCTTTTTCAAAAAGTCCTCAATCGTCACGCCGGAGAGGGTGATGTCTTCGAGCCAGTCCTGCATAGCTCTCGGCACTTCAATCTGCGGTGAGACCCGAAACGCCATCCCCAAGAGTCCCTGAATCGTGCGCCCGGTGGCATTGTAGAAACGCGCCCCATCGAGATAGTCGTCATAGTCGTCGTAGTCCATGCCGGTGAGCTTATGCAGATAGGTCTCGCCTTTTTGCTTGATGACAAATTCACCGTCTGTGACATCACGAGTCGTTTGCCAGAGCGGGGAGAAGAGGGCATAGTGCGGATGGACGGTCGTGACAGGCATATCACACTCCAGTAACTTTAATTCTGCCAGCGGCAACGTAGAGCGGGAACTCCGCCATAATGAGATACCCGAGCGCATCGGTGTGATGATCGAGGCCTAGCGATTTATCCGGGATGCTCGTGCCCTCTTTGTACGGTAGCCGCTCCAATCCTTCAATGAGCCGTTTACAACGCGGGTGAATAAAGAGGCGGCGTTTCCCGTGCGCATTGCAAAGAAGAGCGTTTGTACAGTTCACCCGATCCACAACCGGGTACGGATGCGGGGGCGCCCAGACACGCAACCCGGCTTGCTGCAAAATGGTAAAATCCGTCTGCCCGACCGGCGCAGAGGTTTTGCGGGCGTTGCCGGTCGGGTCTGGATAGATCATCATACGCCGTCCCGCATATTTGCTCTTCAGCACTTCGGCGAGTTCTTGTGTGTTGCTGTTAAACAGGCTCAGTTCTTCTAGTACGTGACACTCATCCCCGGCCTTCTGGCAAATGACCGCGCTCATCGGGGCCACGTTAAAGTCGATGCCAATGAGGAGATCACTACCCGTGTCCTGCAGGTCGGCTCTCACATGGTGCTCACGCTGAAACATCAGAAACACGCGGTTCACAGATTGTGTAAAATCGGCCTCGAACTCTTGCGCGAAGGTTCGGGGGTCGAGCGTCTCCTTAACCGCCGCGATTTCCTCCTCCGCCACGAGGCCGCCCTCAGCCGTGCTAAACTTGAACGCGGCCCAATGCGCAGTTTCTTGCGCCAGCGTGTACATATCGTAGAGATGGTTATAGCCACGCGGGCTGCCCATTATGAGCGCCTCGCCTTGCTTGTCAGCGAGTGCCGGCCGGATCACTTCTTGCCAGGTGAGCGGATCAATCGTGCTGTATTCATCGAGCACGGCAAAGTCCAAGCCCACTCCACGGAGCGCATCCGGGTTGTCCGCACTGCGTAACGCAATCGTGGACTCGTAGCCTCTCAGTGTGAGCGAAAGTTCGGTCTCATGCGTGTGCCGAATCCACTGCGGCGGCACCGCAGACTTGAGCGCCGCCCATACGGTTTGTTTCGCCATTCGATATGACGGGGCGATGTACCAACACAGCTTGTTATATCCCGTCCGGGCGAGGCGGATCATTTCCGCCACGGCGAGTGAACTCTTACCGGAGCGACGACCGGCCACCACGACACGGAAGCGGGCAGGAGAAAGAAAGATGGCGCTTTGTTTGGGCGTCAGGCGTTCAATGCCACGGGGAATCCACGACGAGGCAGCACGGGAAGTGAGGAGCCGCACGTCAGGGAGTGGCTTCGGGTGCTTGGCTTCCAGGCGGAGCAGCCGAGCTTCAATCTGTGCTAACAATGGACGCCTCTCCTTCTATTTCAAGTGGCGGTGTGTGATGTTGCTCCAGAGCAACAATGCGCGCCTTGAGTTCTTCCAGTTCGGTTGCACGGATGGCAAACTCAAGAATCCGTGCGGCAGCCGCAACACGCGAATGTGTTGCGGCGTCTCCGTCAGACATAATCTCCTTGAGGGTCTCAGCTGCTTCACTGCTCACTTGCTGTAATCGTCCTACCGCGCGACTGACCGCAAACGCACGGGCTTCACGATAGGCCGCAATGAATAGCTGATCTTCTCTCAACCAGCGATAGAGTGTCCGTGCGCCCACCTGTGCCGCTATTGCCGCCTCTTCTACCGTCCGTTTGGTAAGTAACGCCAGAATCACCCGATCCTGCTTTTCTGAGGTTCTGCCACTCTTGGCCATGCACTGCCTACCCTTTGCTTATCCCCTGTTACCTATACCGCAAAACGCTGCCCAGAAAAATGAACCCTCAGTCAGTCTTCTCCCGGAGGGCTTCTAGCCACGCATCCCACGCAAGTTGCACGTCATAGTTTTTGTACTGTTCAGGCCACACGTGGGTGCGGTCAGTATCCCACCGGCTGATAGATTTCTCGTAGGGCGGCTGGGAGATCCATTGCTCGAAGCGACGGCGCTCTTGCTCCTTGTTCATATAGTCCTCACGACTTTGTATCGTCTCGTGCCGATGCGCAACGGCTCCCCGTCATTCGCGCAGGCATAGACCTCCAGGCGGGCAAGGAGAAGGCCAGTGAGGAGGCCCACGATGAAGGCGGCGCCAGCGATGAGTAGAATTTCGAGGGTCATTTGGGTTTCTCCTTAACTGCAAGAAGTCCGATAATCCATTCAAGCGCTTTACAGCTCATAATCTGCCGAGGGCTTACCCGCAACAGAATATAGCCGAGCATGATGGCCTCGGCATATTTCTCCATGTCAGCCTCGAATCCTTTGCCGCGGTTATGACGGCCTCCGCCCTTGAGCCATGCCCCTCCCTCAACCTCGACTAAAATTCTCGGGACAATACCTTGATCTGGATCGAATGCAGGGAGGCAGAGATCAGCTCTCCACTCGCGCCTGGGATGGAAGTGAAACTCAGTCCCGAATGAGATTCCGGCCTCGGTGAGTTGGAGAGCGAGGATCTCAGCCGGGGTAGGAACGTGGTCAAGAGCGGGCATTGGCTGCGGTGAGGGCTTCGTTGTAGAATGCCCTTGTTTCGCACACAACGCCTCAAATTCGGCTTCGGAGAGTCTGAGCATATTATGCCGCCCTCCGCTCACGTTTGGTGTGTTGCGCCTCTTTATGCCGTCTGGGGAGTCGAGAATCGTCACGGACCGACGCGGCCCAGACCTGCTGAAGGATACGCTCGCGGGTGACGTCAGGATCGAGGTCAAGGGCGAAGCAACACCGGGAGAAAGATAGGGGGTAGTCTCTGAACTTAATGTCTTTGTCCAGGAGGTAGTTGAGGTCTTCTTCCAGGTAAGTCCTCATCCTGGCGTAGGGGTGGGTGGAGTGTGTCACCCGTTGGGCTTCTTTCAGGAGGCAAACCACGAGATCTTCCAGGAGCGTGAGGATAAGACTGAGCTCACCGCTCAATGGCTCAGCGCGAGCAGGGAAGAATTGACAGGGCAAAAAGGCAACCTTGTCGGCGGCCTCGCGGGCAAAGGTTTCGACGACGGATTGATTATGCGTCCATGTAGCCATGTGGCACCTCCTCCTCGGGTACAGATCACTCCTTGTTATTGACGACTCGCAGCATCGGCCTCGTGTCAATCTGTTCCACACACTCCTCACGCGCCCCGGCCTCCCGGAATTCTGCAGCGAAGCGCACGAAGTCTGACCACTGCGCTTCCGAGGTAGCAACCGGTGAAAACTGTTCTGCCATCAGGTGGCCCCACAGATTCGCGTACTCACTTTTTGTGTGGGTCAGCAGATGGCGGAACACGTCCATCGTGATCGCGCGCCCAGCCGGTGTGCGCGGCTCATGTCCAAGCGGGCCCGGTATGTCGTGATAGGTCTGCTGATATTGGCGATGCAGGAAATGGCGGAGGTCAGCAGCCGAAAGGGGAATGCCGTCTTCGGTGACGCGACCTGCGTAGCGATCGCGCATCGTATGCACCCAGGCCAGAATGCCGGGGATCGATTCCTCCGGCGTGCCGCTGTCGCGCAGATGTTTGCCGAGGTCGCCATCGAAGGCGAGCAGATGCCGATGGCGGGCGGCTTGGTTGTCGATGTTCGCGCAGGCGGGGCAGTAATTAGTGGCCGGAGTGCGAGTTTCCGTATCTCTTTGTTTGAGCGGCATACTTGACCTTTCGTTCTCGTTCGTAGGTGCGTTCGAGCCAGCGGCGCACGAACCGTTTCCAGCCGGTCGGACTTGCTGGCGTACTTGAGCGGTTTTCCATGATCCACGCGGCCATGCGCGCGAACTCCGTTTCGAGGGTACGGATATTCAACCCCCCGGCCGTGACCGACACCGATTCCCACCAGGAATAGTCGAGGAGGGTACCGTTCGGGGGTGTAATGTGATGCTGCGTCGTCAGGAAGTCATGG